TCTTTATGTTGAAATTAGCTCCTTGAATAGTTTTTTAACATTACATAAAGATAGACCCATCAGGGAGACTTGGTGGGTCGCTAATGTTTTGTAATTTCTAATCCTGTCATGTCAGTTGTTTCATCTATTGGTTTTACAGTATAATTATAATCAACAACTCTTACATCAGGGAACTTAGACATATCTTTTACTATTGAATTTAATTTATTTCTATTTGGAAGCATATCTACAAATCTTAAACAAACAAAATGACCAAAGGGTTGATAATCAGATTCTAACTGAAACTCTACTTCTATAATTACTGCGTCTATGTCCATCAGGACATATTACTTCTTTTTGTTTCTGTTTAAAACCTTATCTGTCATCTTAGTAGAAAATGTTGCTGTAAATACAATAATTACTAAGTACCATACTGAGTCAGGTAAATCGTTAATTATTCTTACCCACTCCTCAAAGTTATCTCTAGTGCTTTCAAAAAAACCTGTACTCAACATTCCGATTAGCCAGACCAATAATATCTCATCTTTAAATGACTTGTCTTGACTACGAATTTTTGCGATGTCTGTATCTTTACAAGCTTCTATTTCTGCTTGTCTAATAGTTTTAACCTTTTCAGCTTTGTGTTTAAAATGGTCAGTAGCTTTGTTTAAAACGATTTTTGTTAAAGGATTGTTTAATAAACCAAATATCATAAATAAGTATTACCTGTTAAAATTAATAATGTTGTCCAATATACTACAAGAATTGAATAAATTAAATATGCTAGTTTCATTCATTCCTAATATTCCTTATTTTTTATTTTTCAACTCTTTTGCTAGTTCACAGTAGTGAATTATCTTATTCCACTTCTCATCAGGGTTTTCTCCTGACTTATCTCTAAGACAGTATTTGATTATATTGCCTTGTATAAAATCAAGCTTGTTTGCTACTATAAACTCAATAGGCTGTATCTTAAATCTCTTGTAGTGCTTACCACCTATTTGTCTCTTAGTAGCCCTCTCTGTGGCTCTCTGTGGCTTTAAAGTAGCTTTCCGACCCATTTTCCTGTCTTATCTTTAATAAAAGGCTCAATTATAGGTAATCCATTATATATGACCGAACAGCCTATAATTGGTCTAGCTTTCTGTACTTTGTTATATCTAAATGCCAAACTCTTATTATCTATCATACACCCTACCTGAAGCCCAAAATAAAGACCTAAGCTGTTTCCATAGTATCTAACACCCATTAAGCTGTGATAATGTCCTTGAACACAAGACATACCCATAGATTGTGCTAATTTTAAAACATCTGCTGTTTTACCATGACAAAAATAAACTTTTCCTAAAGGTGTATCTATTGTTAAATCATCATGCCAAACCCAACCTTTATTGACTTCTAAAAAATCATTGTATTTTTTTATATATGCTTTTGGGATGCCATGTTTAAATGCTCGTCTAAAAACTAAGCTACCATGATTAGAGTCTAGTATATCCATTTTAGGAAACATCTTTTCTAATTCTTTTATTATAGGTAGTGATAATTTTAATTCATCTCCAGCACTAGGTAAATCAGGGTCGCTATCGTGAAATGACATTGCGTGTTTATCTACTTCATCTCCAATATGAATAATTCTATCAGGCTTGTATTTTTTTTTAAGTAATTTTAAAAAGTCCATTAATTCAGGAACATGATATGGAATATGAGTATCGCTAATTATCAAAACTGACTTATAAATCATATAAGTCTTAATACAACTATTTCGTGAGTAAGTAAAGTAATTGACCTAAAACTAAAAGACCAACAGCACCTAGACCATATAAGATTCTGTCTATGTCTTGCTTCATGTGATGTAAATGGTTTTTAATTATCAAATCAATTTTTTGATTTACTAATTTAATTCTACCATCTATTTCTACAAATTTTTCTTTATTAGTTTTCATTATTTTTTTTTCTTTCTTCTTAGGTCTGTATCATGTTTTCTACTACCACGCAAAAAACTATTGACTCTGCCCATTGACCAAGAAGCCATTGATGTACGAGGTCTTGAACCTGATGACAGAAAAGCACCCTGACCTCTACGATATACTTTTTTTAATGTACCTAATGTAATATTTTTTCTACCTTTAGCTTTTGCTCTAAGTGTTGAAATAACTCTTGCAGATAGTGGTCGTCTCCTAACAGCCATTATTTATACCTCGCTTGAAACATTGATTTTGGTATTCTTTGACCTTTTTTGTAAGCTTCTGACATAGCCTTAATAAGACTTGCTCTAGCAGACCTTTTACCACCTTTAAGACCTGATAAATATTTTTTAGGAATTTTTGTTTTTTTATCTTTTGGTACTCTGCGTCTTTTCATTTTCCTACACTCCTCATAGCTTTAGTATGTGCAGAAGAAAAAGTAGCACCCTTTTTCATGGCTCTTGCCATTGAACGCATATGTTTAAGTGAGTGATGTCTTGCGTGTGCTTTCATAGTCTTTTGTTGTCTTGGTTTAAGACCTTTAATGATTCCTGTTATTGATGCTACTTTAACCATTTACTTTTTTCTATTTTTTTTCTTTTTCTTTTTTTTCTTTTTAGGTTTCATACTATATCCATAAGCCATATTATTTTCTCGCTTTCTTTTTTTTCTTTTGTTTTTTCATAATAGCTTTTTGTAAAGCCATTGGTAATTTCTTTTGTTTTTTTGTTAGCATAGTTTCTCCTTAGTTAGCAAATTTACCATCTGACCACTTGGCATCAGGTAATCCATTTTTATATTCTCCACCTGAATATGTCAAAACTTGTTTTCTATTAGACCCCTCTTTGTAAGAACAATGAATCCAACCACTATTAGGCTCTCCCTCTTTCCAAAACTCTAAAATTAATTGGTCAAAATTTACATTATTTTGAATCCATAAAGCTACTTGTAAATTTGAAACTCCAGCTATCTGAAAATCACAAGCTTCCCCTGAACAATGTTGTGAAGTGGATTTGCTACCTATTGCTTCTGATAATTCAGGGCTTCTATATCCTGATGTAATTGTGACAGGTCTGTCAAACTTTGCTCTTACAGGCTCTAATACTTCATAACAAAGGTCGCCTAAATTTTTAATCTCTCCACTACCAGCTTTATTTTTAATACCTTTTCTTGTAGCTGTTTGAGACTTTTCCATCTCCTCTAATGTAAAATTTTTTGATAATTGCATATTAACTCCTAGATTGCGTTATTAGGTACACCTGAAGAATTTACAAATGGTGTCGAAGCAAAAGCCATCCCGACAAATGTACTTGACCTGTTTATTGTATTACCACTACTTCTTATTTTAAAACCTGTTGATAAAAAATCTAATTGTTTTGTATCTGTTGTTTCAGCAAAATTTTTATTTGCATAAATAAAATATGGTGCAGTTGTACTATTTCCATTTGCATTACTTCTTTTGTTATCAAAAATATTCCAATTATCAGCCGAATCTATTGGCTTCACCATTATAAAAGCTGGAGAAAAGCCGAGATGAATGTAGCTTCCATCAGAATCAGAATTTCCCTCATATTGAAAAAATTTTGAGTAATTTTTTATTTCTGAAAAAGCAAAACCTATTATGGTATTACCACTTCCATTTATTCCTGTATCATTACTAATACTTATAATTGAAGATGTCGGTGTGGTACTACTCCAAACACCACTTGTAGCTGGTACATCATTACCATTTAGTTGTAAATAACTGCTATTACCAACTTCTTCAAAATAACATTTCCAAGGCTGTCCACCATCACTAGTATTTTTTGTAAAAATAACTTTTGGAACAGCATTTAATCCATGTCCAACCGATTGACTTGATGTGGCATTTCCTTGCCAACTTATAATACTAAATCCAGCAGTAATATTAGCCGATACATTAGATTGAATAGTGCCAGAAAAATTTGATGAACCAAATAGTGAATTTGTGTTTGCTTGTCCACCCATTCCTGAGTGTTGTGTGCAGTAATAATAAAGTGTTGCAACTCCACTTCCAACTGTAATAATTGTTTTTGCACCTGAATTTCCAGCAGTTCCAACTGTTGTGACTCCTGTTGTGTATTCACTCCCACCACCATGAGAGCCATCTGATGTTGTAGAAAATCTTAATGGATGCCCTGAATTTGAACTATCAGATTGGTCAAATGTGTAAGTACCACCCTCTTGTAAATCTAATGTGACAGCACTTGTACCAAAATCATCAAATCTATATTTGTTTCCACTATCAGAAACTACTTTTACTGTGTAAGTTTGAGATGGTGTTGAGCCACCAGCACTCCAGCACCAGCTAACTTGTTTATCTGTTCCTGAAGAAACATATCCATTATTATCATTACCAATAGTAAAGCCATCTGCATCAAAACTTGTAAAAGAATCTGCTGATGTAAATTCAGCAATAGTTGAGGTGCTTCTTAATAATTTTGTGCTACCCCTAACACTATTTGCAAAATGAGGTTCATAACCACCAGCATCTCTGTTTTTGTTCCATACTAAATCAGGTCTCATATTTTCTGAACCATCAAAAGTAAATGATAAATCATCTTCTGTATGTAATAATGTTTGAAAATGAAGTTCAGGGTTATCTATATTTGAATAAGCCATCAGCCATGCTCCGATAAGTTTTTTGTGCAAAGACTAAAATATCCTGATGGTACTGCATATTCAAAATTACCATGACTATTGGCATCTGCGTTGCCTGATGAAATACTAAATGCTGGAGAGCCAAAGTTCCAATTCCATGCTGCAGTAGAATATGAATTACCAACAAATTGCCAATCTGCTGTTGTATCTAAACTTGTGACTTGACTTCCATTTGCAGAGCCATTTTTGTAAAAATTTAAAGTTCCATTATCTAAATCTAAAGCAATTCCTATAATATCATTTGTTGTAAAACTTGAACCTGATGATAAATCTGAACCATTATTGATTATTCTTCCATCTGCAGCATAATGACCATAACCAACTCCATTAGGTAAAAACCCTAAAGAACTACTAAATGTTGCACTTTGTCTATTTTTTATAACTCCAACATACCATTGATTCGTACCAATATTTCCAACTTTACATTCTACATACCATTTGCCTGAACTAACTACAAAATTAGATAAAGAGTATCTTTGTGTCCAATCTGAACCTGAACTAGCAGTAGTAGTTAAATTTCCATCAGAATAAGTAATAGAAGTTCCAATAGGAGTTTTATCAAGTGGGTTCATTGTTGCAAAATTATTTGTGCAGGTATCCGTAGATTGATCTATTGCTGTAAGGTTATTAACTGTGAAGTTATTAGAACCAGCAGCATCATTTCCTAAAGCTGAACTATCTTCAAAGTCTAAATAAAATCCATTTGTGCCAAAGGTTAAACCAGATACATCAACAGGTTTCCAAATATTAGGGCTATCAGTATCGAATTCTCCTGTGTTGCCATTAGGTTCTACTGCCACTCCCTCTAAAAATACATATTCACACATATAGCCAGAAAAATAAGCACCACCTATATTTTCACTATATGCAATATGTTGATTTCCTGTATTTGCAACTATTGATGTTGCATTAAGCGATGGATGATTAGTTTGAGCAAAATTTGTTTCTAATACACCATTTATATAAATTTTTAATCTTTCTGTATCTGTGCTTTGTGTAGAATCAAATTTTACATGAATATGATAAAATGCACCAATATCTCTAAAGACTCTATGTGTTATTTTTCTAAAAATATAACTTCCTGTATATTCACTAACTTCTAATCGTGGGTCTCCTGTATCTAAATTAAATCTAATCCAAGTTCTTGCTGAGCCACTATTATAATTTTCAAAAAACCATTCATCGTTTGTATGATTATGGCACATTTTAAACCAAAAACTAATTGTAAATTTTGTATTACTTGATGAACCAGAAGATATAGTTCTTTGTAATCTTGTACTGCTACTATCATCAAATCTGCACGAATTAGCAACTGTAAAAGTTGTGTCTTTTATGGAGTTAGTTCCAAGTATTAATGGCATTTTTTAAATCTCCTTAGGAAATTCTGCTAGTGGTCTTTCATAAACAGGGTTTTCATCTGTTCCTGTATTTACATATTCATAAAGTGTTTTAAGTTCATCAACAGTAGTACAGGCATCTATTTGAGTTTCCATTTCGTTTGATTTTTCTCTTACATCTGCTCTAAAAGATAATATGTTAGCTGGTACATCATAGTCTGCTACCTCTGTTGATTTTACTACATACCAATCTGTTGGTGCTAATAATCCTGATGCTTGTTGTTTTACAATTCTTTTTTTTTCTGTTTTTAAACCATAATTAATTACTTGATTACCATCTTCATCTAAAACATTTTCACCATTTCTATCTTTTGCATCCTCATCTTCTAATCTTTTTGGTGTTGCAGTTTGCCATGATTTAATTACTTGTCCATCTGTATAATTATATTCTTCGTTTGTATTGTTATAATATTCTTCATTTTTTTTGTTTGTTGCATCAGTAATTACTTCATAAATACCTATTTCATTTAATTGAGATTGCGACCATAACTGAAATATTTTAGCTGGGTATATTACATCTCCTATAACAACTGATTTAGGATTATTTATATATTGTGTAATTTGATTTTCTTCTACTATTGCATACATATCTTAACTTTCACTTAAATTTAATGTTCTGCCTACTTCTTGCCAAACAGCACCATTATATCTAAATACTAATATATCAGTTTTGCCATCAGTTGAAGTAAATGTTGGAGCAGTTGAACCAGCAAATTCAAACACAGTATTAAAAGCTATTGTGTGTGAACCATCATAATTAATTTCTAATGAGATAAAAGCACCCTCAATAGGATTAGTTGGTGCAGAGAATGTAGTATTTTCTGTTGTTAAATGATATGCGTTTGGCTTTGCCTGAGTGTCCCATGCTACTGCATTTGATGATGATGTTAATGCTTGTTGAGGTATATAAGCTAAATCGTTAAATTTAATTGTTCCTGTACCATTTGTTGTAAATTGGATATGACCATTTGCACCATCTTCTAAAGTTATGTTTCCAGCATTAGTGCCATTGTTAGTATTTAAAATTAAGTCGCCTGTTCCTTGTGTTGTAAGAGTTGCGTTTGCATTATTATCTCCAATTTGTACTGTATCAGCACCTAAATTTACATCTCCTGTACCATTTGGAATAATATCAATATCTGCATTTGATGTAGAAACTATATCGTTTCCATTTACATCTAAACTACCACCTAATTGTGGAGAAGTATCATTAACTAAATCTGATGCAACTGCACTATCAATAAAGTTTATTGTGTTTGCTGATGTGTTAACTGTTGCAAATGAGATGTCATCTGAACCATCAAAAAATTTAATTTCTAAACTGTTTGAACCTGAATTTGTCGTGTCTAACCAGAGAGTTCCAGCAACAGCACCACTTGGTCTTGATGTGCCTGAGTGCATTGAGTTTATCGCTGATAGCGAGTTGTTTAAATCTGTTCTAAAATCAGGAAAACTCTGATTCGCAATATTCATGTCATGTTGAGCCATA